AAGCTGGTTAATGTGTTCACAGTATACAACTAAAACAATACAAAATAAAACTTTATTTTACTAAACAGAAATGTCATGGGCTTGCATTCGTCCTTTCATGATTTCGTTTAAACGCTTTTCAGTCAAGCGATGACAGTGGATCATGGTTCTGGCAGGAAGTGATTCAAGCACCATAGCGTAATCCTCCAAGATGGCTCGTATTGCCTGAATGCCAGCACCGTCTAAGCGCAAGGGCTTACCCGCAAAATTACGCTGTCCAGCCTCTGCCAATGCTCGAATGGCATCGAATAGCATATTGTTGGGATCAACGATATGCTTTTGCTCCACCAAAGTTTCCATTAAATTGACAGCATCAGAACATACGAACCAATCATCTTTTGTTGGCTCTGTTGATGTCTCCAAAGCCGCCAAGCCACTCCACATCCGGGTAAGCTGGTGGCGTCTCTGCTTCTCTGTCATTGGCTCGGTTGGACTTGCAAGCATAGCGTCCCACATAGTGTAGGTTTCTTTTCTCATGGCTTCTTAAACGTAGGTAACGGGAACCAATGGTCAAAGAACTTATCCCCTGCGTTGTAGTGAGACTTCTGCGCCACGTTGCTGCGCTTGTTAATCAGCCACATACTCACGCCCCGTGGCGTGTTCTCGTCAATGGGAATCCAGTGGCACGCAGGTGCTACAGCCGCAGCACCGTCAGAGGTAATTTTGTGTTGAGTTGTCATGGCAGCTTGTTCCCGTAGTCGTCGAATGTTCTTGCGTTCGGTGGGCAGCAAGTGTGGAGGCTTACAGGGCCAAGTGGCCCCATCAGCCGCTTGCCGCAGCGTGGGCAGAAGTGCCGTTCAGCTAGATAAGGTAGCGATACCACAACGCTTGCAGCTTTGTAGCCTGCGTCAAATGCAGCATGGACAATCGTTTCATGGTCTGCTTGGATCGTGCTTAATGTGTACTGGTCACGCCATTCTCGGAAGGTCATGCGTTCTTCTCCTTCAGTTTGGCTTCGATGGCATAAAACACTTGCGATGAAACGTCGTGCCCAAGCCACTCCATAATTTCTTCACGTTCATCATCCGTCAGGTAAACCCACTCGCGCTTAGGTGGTGATGCAAAAAGTAGCGTGTTGCTATTGCCGTTGGCTTTTCTGCACACGTCAGCAAAGTGCTCTTCGTCAATCATCCCTATTCGCGCCACAGGCTCTTGCTCTGGTTGCGCTAGGGCTTCTTTACCTTTGGTAATGGCTTGCTGATACTCTTTAGAGTGACCTAAATAGGCAGTCCCATGCTCCATCAGCGCCTCAAGCGCCCGCTTCAGTGCTTCAGTTTTTGTTGTCATGTGTTCCTCTCCTTCAGTTTGGCTTCGATAGCTCGGTAGTTTTCCTCTGTGAATGGCGACTGCGTACATACTCGACGCTCATCATCAGTCAGACTCACCCACGGGCGTGCTGATGGTGATGTGTAGAGCTTTGTCCCGATTGGAAGGTGTTTTGTCCACTGCTCGTTAAGCTCATCCAAATGCTGTATCACTCCCACAGGCTCCTGCTCTGGTTGCGCTGCGATAGCAATTTGCCCAGTGCCGTCACATGGTTTGCAGATTGTGGTGGGGGATTCATCAACCCCTGTATGTCTCTCACCAGTCCCGCCACAGCTTCGACAGTGGCGTGTAGCATTTGGTTTAGTCTCGGTTGTTGGTTGAACTAGGGCTTCTTTAAGTCCACTTTCGCGGCCTTGTTTATATCCTCTGATATTAGCCATCTCAATTTCATGCATAAAGGCGGCACGCTCTTGTGGACTAGCCGTGATGTAACCGTTCTTGGTCATCATTGCAGTGACATGCTCACGCGTCAGCGGCTTGCGTGCTGGTGGTGATGTGTAGAGCTGATATGACCCCGCTGGCAAGTCACCAAAATAATCAATATCGTGATTAGTCATGTGTCCACGAAACATGCTGATAGTCAACGAGGCCACAGGCTCCTGCTCTGGTTGCGCTGCGGGTTCACACAGCTTGGCACACTCTGCAATAATTAACTCAGCGAACTTAAAAAAGACCTGATTACGTTGCCCAAGTGGAACTTTGGCTTTGTCAGCAAGTTCTTGTATGCGGTTGGCTTTCATAGCGGTGCGTCCTCGTGGTTGTTTGGGTTGAACTTAGGCAGCGGTGCATTCGGCTGCTTCACAGGCAGCGTTAGAGGGAAGGGCCACATCATTTCACTCCTTCAAAAAACACAACTGCGCTTGGAAAAGGTGCGCTGTTCGTATGCCCACCAAACTTCAACCGACCTTTGATTAAGAAGTATTCACCCTTCATGGCAAATTCGTGCCACCACTTTGTGTCAGTACGTGCAGGCACAAGACAAACTACCGATGCACCGTTCAGGCTAGACTCGTAAGCCTTCTTCATCCAGTGCCCAATCTCTCTACCGTAGGGCGGGTTCATCCAGCATTTACCTGTCCACACCTGAGCCAAACCATCAGTGGCTAAGTCGTAATACTTATCGCACTTAGCGTTATCGGCAGACGCACATACGTCAGTCTCGAATGGCCCTAGCTTAACGTTCCACTCGTCAAAAAAGTCTTGAGGCGTTGCCCAATTGTCTGAAGCACTGCTCATCATTCCTGCGTTAATCATTCCCATTATTGAACTCCCAAACGCTGCCGCTTGTTTCTGCGTGTTTGTGTGGTGTTTTCATTCTGTTATTCCAAAATATTTTTTAACATCAGCAATACAGCGCAGCACTTCAAGGTCTTCGCGGTTGTTGTCACCCATGTATCGCTTTTGCAAAATGTTCAGCACCATTCTCAATTCTGGTGGTTGTTTGTAAACAGGGAAAGCTACAGAACCAATACCAGTTGATCGCGCTGCATCTTCTGCGTCTTCTCTTGCAAATTCATCAAACCAAATGCAAGAAAAATGTGTGGCAGTCCAGCCGTAAGGTTCTTGACATAGCATCACTGCACTCCCGAATAAAACATTTGGTGATGACCATTGTTTTTGTTTTGACGATATTCTTTGATAACCAAACCCTCTCGCTGCATATCCAGCAGATGCATATTCACCAAGTTCTTTCTTTTTTTCAGCGACAGGGCAATGTTGGCAATGCTGATTGGTCCTTTGGCACGCACCACCGCCAAGATTGCATTCTTTGAAGGTCGTGGTTGAAAATATGTTTGGACACGTTTTTTCACAACTTTTATCACGGGTATGGGTGGGGTTCTAATACCCGGATATTTACCACCGATCCAACTTGTTTCAATCATGTTTTAAATCCTCGACTTGGCAATTTCAAAGCATCTTCAGCACCCGGACGCATCTGTTGGAATACTTCACCGTCACCGGTTCGATATGTCGTGCGATCCCAGATATTGGATTTGTTGGGCAAAGCTTGATTCGGTAACTTGGGCATAAGCACCGCACCACCGCTGACATATCGCTTGGGGTTTTTGTCGCTTAATGGTGCCAATACATGGCTCAGGCTTTGACGATTCTCACGCAATACAGTGCGCGTTCGTTCAGCAACCGTCCGGACTGTTTTATCAAAAGGCTTTGTCATTTGGTTTCTCCCAAATGCAAATAAGACGTGAGGCGCTTGATGCGGTCATTGTGATACTCAGCCATGCGCTTGGCATATTCTTGGCTGGTTTGGGCTTCTAGCAGGCTGCGTTGGGCTTGCTCTAACTCACGTAATGCCAAGATGTCGGCACTCGGTGTTTGGAATATTTCTCTTATCTTATCGAACATCTTATTTCCCCAGATTGTTTTTAAGGATGTGCAAAACTTGCGCTGCCATCGTGCGTGTATTGGCGGCGGCTTCGGCTTTCAAGGCAGCAACAATGCTGGCTGGTAATCGCAAGGTCATGGATTTGTCTTTAATTTCTTTGGTCATTTTGATTCTTTCATTTGGTTAAAAAAGGCGCTTATTTGCAACTTTGCATTTTCTGCGCCTGTTGCAACTATAACCGCATAATTAACACTTTCCAGATACTTTATAAAACTTTTTTGTTCAGGGCTGACAATGCCACCTTTGATGCGTTTCATTTCTACCCATAGCCGCCACTCTGGAATGAACAAATCAGGTACGCCACGCATGACACCTTCAATTTTTAACTTGGTGGCGGTGCGAATGTCTCTTACGCCACCATTGGGAATAGCAAAAATGATAACGCCAGGCCACGATCTGCGAAACCATTGAACGGTCATGGCTTGCTCGTGATGCTCTGTGGGTATCTCGATTTTCATAAAGCAAGGCTCCACACGCTGTTAATCATTTTGTGGAGTGGCAAAGGCTTTTTGCGCTCCACTACGCGCTTGGACTGGCGCTGTTCCAGCTTTAATTTCCAGCCACCCACACATTGAAATTGATTGTGGCGTGTCTCTCGGTTCACGGTCATCAAGCCAAGGTCTACGGCGCGTAAACAATATTTACTTGAATTCTCAATAGATACACCTTCAAGATGATTCCAAACTTCCCTAGCAGTCATAGGTGCTTGGTTGGTGTCAATCACTGCCAAGCATTGACGTATTCTTTGCCCGATGGGGCGCACTTTTAAAACGGACATTCAACCTCCCAGCTTGGGCATAAATCCACAGCGGCGGCAAACTCTGCTGGCGGCGCCATAAAGAATGTGGTGCATAAGCCATCATTTCCATAATGTTCGCAAGTGTGGCAGCACTTTGGTGGGCCTGCTTTGTAGATCGTGACGATCTCTGGTTCGGGGTGTCTCATAAAAATGACTCCTGAATTTGTTTCATTGGTTCTGGTGCAAATAATTGCCCTTGCGCTACCGCTTGTTCTATGCGTTCGCAGGCAATGTCAAAGTATTTGGGTTCACGTTCTATGCCTATGAATTTGCGGCCTAATTGGATGGCGGCTACGCCTGTTGTACCGCTGCCCATGAAGGGGTCTAGGATGGTTTCAGGGTTGCCTGCTTGTTGAATACACCATTTCATAAGCCCAAGCGGTTTTTGAGTAGGATGATGTTTCGGATTTCCATTATTAATCGACATTGATTTCCATCTATAAATTTTCATTGGTTTTCCAGTATTACACCAAGCAACTTCTGCCATTGCCAATGTAAATTTTTCCGGTTGAACTTTATCCCAAATTAATAAAGTGGGTGTTGGAGGTAATGAAAAATAATTACCTCCCCAAAAAATACAAACTTTCGCTTTTTTTATTAAATCATCAAATAATTCTTTAGGTGGTGTTGATGAATCCCAACCTTTTAATGCCTTGCTAAAATCACTTCCTTCTTTAGTTATTTTTCCAATTCCAGTATCAGCTCCAATCCCATAAGGCGGATCAGTAATAACAGCATCAACCTTTTCAAGCATAGGCAGAATGTCCATGCAATCACCCAAGTAAAGAGTTGCATCACCAATAATGATTTTTTTCATTCCCATGTCCTTTTTAAAATTCTAAAAAATTTACCGTCTTTTTTGTATTCAATACTACAAGGCGGTGTTCCAAGATTCATTAAGTCTGCAATGTCGGTCAGCATTTCATTTGATGTGAGTTGCATTGGCACTTTGGCACTGGATGCCATCGTAGATAGTAACCGCATGGATTTGTCACCAGCATATCCATCATGCGCCACAGCCAAATATTCTGTTATTGGCGGGTCACTTAGGCCACCGTAATAAGTACACGCAAGCATTTCTTTGCCACTGGCGCGGCTTAAATGTTTGCGCCAACTCCACGAGGTCACTTCCAAATCAAGCCCTTCTAAACCCATGATGTCGTCGTGTCGCAAGGACATGGATTTTGCTACTGGCTCAGGAAAAGCAGCGCCACACGCAGGGCAGATTTGAATAGAAATGGCGCACAATTCACCGCACGTTTCGCATACTTTTATGGGTGCTTCACCATCACCTGCACTGCCCTTTTTGGGCGGTTGCACATTAGTTATTGGCCCGTGTGTTTGCACTACGCCAGCAAAATCCAGCACCATGCAATGATCGGTATGGCTCTTGGGACGCAAACCACGACCAGCCATCTGCACATAAAGACTGGCACTCATTGTGGGGCGCATCATGGCAATCAGATCAATGTCTGGGTAGTCAAACCCTGTGGTCAGTACGTTGGCATTTGTGAGTGCCCGAATCTTGCCAGCTTTAAAGTCAGCCAGCATTTGTGCCCGTTCTTTTTTTGGTGTATCCCCGGTCACACAATCAGCAACCACACCATAATCATTCAGCACTTCAGCAACGTGTTGCGCGTGCTTCACGCCAGTACAAAAGAATAACCAAGCCTTGCGGTTTCCCGCCAACTTCATCACCTCACGCACCACGGCGCTATTCAGATCGTCATTGTCTACCGCTGCCTGCAACTCAGACTCAATAAATTCACCCCCACGTTTATGCACGCCAGAGGTGTCCAGCTTGGACTTTGTAACCTTGGAGCGCAACGTGGCAAGGTGGCCTTTAAATATCAATTCCTCAATGCTTACAGGCTCCAAGAGCGCATCAAATAGGGCAGGCTTATCGGTTATCAAGCCGTGTCCCAAACGATACGGTGTCGCAGTTAAACCAATCACTCGCATGGCTGGATTAATCAGTAGCAACTCAGCAAGCAGGGTGCGATAACCACCCTCATTTTTGTGAGATACCAAGTGGCATTCATCAATGATGCACAGATCAATATGGCCTAATTCTTTGGACTTGGTGCGTATCGACTGGATTCCCGCAAACGTGATCGGTTCACCCAGTTGGCGTTTACCAATACTAGCGCTATAAATTCCCATGGGCGCACCGGGCCAATGTTCACGCATCTTTTGTGCGTTCTGCTCAATTAATTCCTTGACGTGCGTGAGCATTAAGACTTGGGTGTCAGGCCAGTTCTGTAGCGCATCCTTACACAGTGCCGCCACAATGTGAGACTTGCCTGACCCGGTGGGCAATACAAGACATGGGTTGCCTTGGTTGCCAGCCTCAAACCATGCGTAGAGTTGATCTATGGTGCGTTGTTGGTAGTCACGAAGCATTATTTACAATCTCTTTAATTTGATCTAATTTTGTTTGTAGATCAACTTTGTCATATAAATTATTTCGATAAACTTCTAAATGTTTATCTATTTTTAATTCCAATTCTGTAATTCTGGCTTGCAACATTTCATTCTTACGTTGCAAAGTTTTTATAGTGGGTGCAGTCATCCCACAATCCTTCCATCAAATTGCAACCTTAAAGCATTAAGTTGTAGCATTAGAGTTCCCCAAGGAGTCGGTAGGCGGTTGCTGCTTGGAGCGGGACTTGGGCATTCCCGTAGCCTTTGAGTTGGCCCACCCGATTGGAAACCCCATCAGCCACCCGACCCAATCCGGGTTCAGCTTCCCACCAACTCGGGAAGCTAATGTTGGAGTATTCCTGTTTGCTTCGCTCGGTGAATTCTGTTCTTTTGCGTTGTGTGCTGTGGGTGTCGGCCAATATTGCACCCACCCCGCTAGACTCGTCCCACCCGTCTGGCCCGGTGTTTTGTCCCATGACACTTGCGCTCCCGTTGTGACCGTTGGCGTTGGCAAGTAAGAACCATCTG